TAATCATAATATCCTATCAACATCTTTTCCAGCAATTTAAGCATTTTTATAATCGAGATGTAGGAATACTCAAGGAACAAACCATTTCTAAGCCCAATAAATCGCTGTTAATTACGTCTTAATTCGAGCTCTTCCTGTACTCGGCCGTGCTTATACCAAGTATGGTACCGAGGAAGGTTATTACCGCCATAACGGTCTTTACTATTTCCTCGCTATAAGGAAGACCCCACTGAGTAGCCAGAGCAAAATACAGCGTAGACAGTGCGGGAAGGACTACCATAGTTACCCACTTCAGAACATCGTACACCTTGTCGTTAAGCTTGAAAAACTGCATAATATTACCTCCTTATTCATGCGCTTTTTTGTTCAAGTGTTTTTCTATTTCATTAATGGCCTCAGTTACGGGGCCATTGCAACCTTGTTCTTTTAATCCTTTTAAACAAGCCAAGAGAGCATAGGTATGTAACCGTTGCTCCTTCTTTTGTTCGACGATTTCATTTTGAATTGCCGTAATATCAACGTCCTGCTTCTCCTGCTTCATATACCATTGGTGACCTTTATTCAAGTAATGCGCTATTACTCCCATAGCAGTTAGAAGAGAAGCAAACGTGATAATCGTTTGTGCATCCAGATACATTAAATATCTTTCCCTTCTTTTAATTGTTAAGTTGCTTGGATAACAACGATTTTAGCTCGAAAAGCTCAGCTTCAAGTGTTTTAAGCCGTTCATGAGTCTTCTGTGCGTCCGTCCAAAGGATAGCAGGAACACGATCATAGCTTACGCTTTCGGCCTCTACCATACCGGTTTCTTTATTTCTGCAATACTCAGTAAGCCATGGGAATTCTTGTTCCATTTCCTCGGCAATGAAACCATAGCCACTGCGACCTTTGTCACCACTAGCCTTACTCTCAAACGTTACTGCTCGAACTCGGTCTATTCGATCTCCAACATCGTCAAACTCCCGAATATCATGTATGTTGCGTTTAAAGCGTTTAGACGATGTTATGCGGTATAAATAGCCGGTGTCCGTATCGAGGCGCATGTTTGCACTATATGATACCCCTCGAGCAGTCAGGTTGCCCATGTAGGCCGAGCTGCCCGTTAAATACAGTTCCCCGCAGGCCATGCGGTCATCACAGCCAAGTGCAGTCGCAGTAAAAGGTGCGCTACATCTTAGACCTGCAATCATGCCTCCATATCCGCTTAAAGTTACATTACCAAGGATTAATTTCCCATCTGTATAATCGGAATACAGTATGCAGTTTCCTCCCTGTAACCTGTCGCCATATATTGTAAATCCTGCGATTGAGCCGCTATTTGCCGTTATTTTCCCGGTGAACTCGCCCGCACTTGCATATACGGTGCCACTGATTGTTAGGTTGCCGTTGCCATCAAATGAGAACACCGTGTTTCCGCTTGGATTTTTCATCGTGATAGTATTGGCGGTCAGGTCAATTAAAAATCGGCCATCTTTTGATTGGAGTATACCCGCGGTAATCCGCGCCGCGTCCATACTACCGGTCGTAATGAAATCGGCTACTATCGAGCCATCTCTGGTTATGGCTGTAGTAAATGGCCCTTCATAACCGTTAGAAGAATATCCAAAACCAGATAGATTAAAACGCCAAACTTTCTGAGCTTGAGAAATATCATCATTATCCAAAAACAGCAGCTCATTAGGCTTATTACCGCCACGAGTATCGTGTAATATCACACTTCCGCCCTTCTGCCCAGTTATAGCCTCAGATGCCGCTATTATAGCAGCTTTTACTGCGCTGGATACACCACTATTTTTCGAAATATCAATAATGGATGAAGTTTGAGATGAAATGGTATCCGCTAAACCTTTCTTAACTTCTCCGAGTTCCACATTGTCGTACCGTTCAAGCAAGGTGTTGTAAACGGTTTTTACGCATCTCGCGGTCGAAGAAACACCCATAGCCGCAAATTCAACCTTGATCGTGTCTCCAAGTTCGACCCGTTCGAATATCCCAAGATTCTTATACTCCTCCGTCTGGTTCAAATGAACGAAAGAAACGGTAAGATTAACCTCTGGAATACCTATATTATTAGCCGAAATATAATTCGTTGCGGCATTATCAAGCTGAGTCGTCGAGGGTTGTTCCTCAAAGTCGCTGGTAAAGTCGACTGGCAATATACGAGTAAAATCGTATGTACCGGGGGCATTTACCACCGAACCGCTAACAGTCGTTTCGTTACCAGTCCAATAGGGCAATACACCAGTATAGACGTTCGAACAATTCTCATCCTGTTCCAAATCTGTAAGGTTCTTGCCATACTTTATGGAGACACCGTTATCAAATCCGCGCAGAGAATGTAGTTTAACCGTATACTTATCGAACTCGTATTCTCCGCCATAAACATCCAGTATATTCGATAAAATTGTTCGGCAAGGCGTTGGAGTTTCGATTTCCATGACTCCAGAATTCGTCTTATCGCTCCAAAACGTGAAAGGATTACTTATCACGCTAGACGTTGTTAAGGCCGTCAGAGCCGCTTGTACGGACTGAGAAGTGAAGTTTTTGACTGGTATTCCACTAAGATCGTAGCTAATATGAGCAGCATAGATGGTAACAACCTTATTTAATGGCTTAGTGATGCGATACACACGAAAAGGCTGTTCCGACTGGGCTGGACTCGGTTTAGCGAATATAATACTCCGCTGTTTGATCTCGTCATAAAGATGACCCGTTATAGGATAGGTCATCTCTAACTCATAGGAGCCATTTCTTTCCTCTGTAACTATACAAGAGCCGGCATCAATAAGCTTACCAATTCCGCCTGTTGTAAATGAGGTAGTCGTCGGTGAATATAATATTGGAATCATAGTGTCCACCACCTAGGAATAATTTCTACAGCCGTAATATTACCAGTCCAGGTTATCGTATTGGCGCCAGTGTTAAGAACCGGAAAATAAAGGGCTGAGATATTCGCATTGCAATTTGTCAGCCCTTTATAAGCGTGCTCCAGCTCGCTATCGAGCATTATATACTCGTTTATAGCATTGAGAGTCACGGTCCGATCCCCTATCGTAAAGGTGCCACTGCTACCAGTAATTTTGATTAGAGGTTTAGCCACTTGATTTGTAGGGTTAACCCAAATATCACCCTTACTAATACTAACCGCTTTTTCGCCCTCTTTAAGAAAACGTTGAGGCTTGCAATTAAAGGTGACTTCTACTCTGCCCCCCTGATGAAAGAAATTCTCGATAGAAGTTCCTTCCTGATATAGAGCCATACGATAATATTCTGGCTCATAGCTATCCTCTAATCGTGCATAGGTTCGAGCAGAGTGTAACCATGTGGAAAGACGATTGGCGAGTACCGTGAAATCGCCATGATACTCGCCTATTGCCAACTCGTACACACGCTCTACATTTTGATAGGATTCACTATCGAGTACTAAATCTCCATTACGTCCGGGAACGTGCACAATAGTGTAGTCTCTTTCTGGATAATTATACTTAGGTGGATGCTCAACCTCGATACCGTAATCTTTGGAAGACGCTCCATTAAACATTATTATGCCCATACAGCGTCCCTCCTTTCGACTTGCTGCTGGAGTATTCTGGATACTTCATTCGCGATTTCACGCGGATTGTCCCCAGTAATTGAGAAATGATTGGTTATAGTAGTTTTCTTTTCTCCAGACATAGTATTGCCAAGCTTCTTAAGTTGCTCAAGCATGGATGCAGTAAGACTTGTGCTATTAGGCTGAAGCGGGAGTGATCCCATAGTAGTTTTTGCCAGATTAACCGTTCCATCAATAGAATATCCATTCCAGGAATCTGAAAGCTTGTCTATACGAGTAGCTCCGGACTCTATATCCGACAAGTCCAATATGGGTCGAATCGTAGGTTGAGTATCGATGCCATTTACAACGTCCGACATGCCATTAATGGCCTTTTCCATTGCAGTCTTAGCTGTTTTGCCAATGCCAATAGCAGAATTCGCAATACTATTTTCGGAATCCTCCAAACCCAAAGCTAAACCTTCACCGGTATATACGCCGATTTTTCTGAAAACCTTAGAAGGAGAATTAATTCCAAGCCAGCCTTTAACTGTTCTTACGGCCGCCTTAGCGATGTCTTTCGCTTTCTGCACTACCGCATCGATCATATCACCCATACCTTTGATGAATCCTTCTATAACGGCTTTACCAGAGACGAAAAGTCAAGGACTTTTTCATCAAATTCAAAAAGAAGTCACATTTTGCGGACTTCCTCACGGAGCAG